GAACGTTTACTACTAATGAAACTAACTGGGACCCTGTTAGAGGTTCAGTAACAGGTAATACATTAACTGTAGAAAGTTGTGTAGCAGATTCTACTGCAACAGTTTCATGGATGGTATTAGGTGAGAGACATGATCCACACATGAGGGAGATTTCAACCACTGACGGTGAAGGAAGAGCTAGAGTTGAATATACTCCACCATCAGATATATATAGTGATGGAGATTGGGAAGAGTTGTAGTATATAAATTATGAGTTTGTTAGTAGATAAAAGAATATTGTTTATTCATATACCTAAAACAGCTGGTACATATTTAAGAAAGAATTTTAAAGAAAGCTTTGAAACAGAATGGGACGAGCCGGCTGATCCTAAGCACTTACCTCTTGCTGACTTATACAGAAGATGTAAGGATACAGACATCGATATAAGTAAATTGTATACTATTTCTTTAGTGAGAAATCCTTGGTCTAAGTTATATTCAACATGGCGGTTTTTCGGACAACTCCAGTATATGGAATATTTTTCTAAAGATGAGAAAATTGATAGAGATTTTAATAAATGGATACAGTGGACTTACTCGGATGATTATGATAGAAGTATAACACGTAAGGGATTAAATCTTTGGCGATATGTATTTAATAACCAACTAAATTGGTTTAAGTCTAATGATGATGAAAATTACAGAGTAGATAGAATAATTAAAATGGAAGAGTTAGATGATGAAATAGCACCACTAGCTCGTGAGTTAGGAATGAAGAGAGTGTTTAGAGGGCGAGAGAACGCTCAGCGATATGACACGCCATATACCCAAGCTTATAATCAGGAGTCTATTGATCTTGTGGCAAAGCATTTTGCAGAGGATATAAAAACATTTGATTATGACTACCAATTGCTATAAATATGTTATATGGCATTAGAATATAATATTTGGATCAATAGATTAGCTGTAGAGTATTCGCTATCTGGTGAAGCTGATGTAGTTACTTCGATTATGGCTTCTATGTCAGGTTACGATACATCAAGTGTTGGACAGTTTAGAGGTACAAGAGGGCATGTGTTTCTCTTAGACGAAGAGTATCCTATAGGACCTCCAGTACTATCTTCTTACACTGCATTTCAAGATCTTACTGAAGCTGATTGTGTTAACTTTGTTAAGTCATCGTGGATATACCCATCTAGATTCGCAGAGCTATCTTCTAGAGTAGCTGAGATACAGCCATCTACTACCCAAGGATTATGTGCGTTACCATGGGAATAGAAGGGTAGGAACAATATGTACATAATCATATAAAATGTGTACAAAGGGCTTAGACACGGTCTGAGCAATAAGAAACGGTAGGTTTGCACCTACCGTTCTTTTTAATATGTAACTAACTTAGAGTTTAGTATCCAAGAAGACGCTTGCGACCCTGCTCTGGGGTTGCTGGTCCTTGTTGTGGTGGAATTACTTTAATCTGAGCTTTACGACCTGCACCGGTATATCCAGCGGAAAGCATTATAAGAGAAGAAGAACCCATATTTCCAGCAGTAGCAGTGGGAAGAGCAGAAGCTGGGAAAGTAATAGATACAGCTTTACCATCATCTTTACGAATAATAGCTAAGTCGAGAATACCTCCTGTATATCCGGACTTTGATCTAATGGTTATTTGAGAGATACCAATAGCAGAAAGTTCTGTATTAGATGTATTAATTGCTGCGATATTAACGTTTGTACCTGTCATTGTCGGAAACGTATTCCATACCGCGTAGTAATCTGTATTAACAGCATTATCAGCGGTAGTGCCAAGAGCCCAGCCAGAATCTAGAACATAGTGATGCTCAAAACGTCGAAGTCCTTGACCACTTCTTGCTCCGGATTCACCAGTCCCATTTAGAGTAATGTTAGTAAATTTCATATGTTAATATTTAATCAATCGGGTCCATTTTTACAAAAAAAGAACGGGTCCATTTCTGGACCCGTTCTGGTTAATTGTTATACTAATCGTTACTCTTAAAAGTAAACAGAACTTGATCCTGGAGTGAACTCCTGGCCAAGACCCTGTACGATAATAACGTGATAGTAAAGGTTACTACCAAAGATGTTATCAACAACTCCGTAACGTGTAAGCAAGCCTACGCGTGGTGCGAAGTCGTTAGGTCCGATTGTACGCTGTACCATAACTGGGATGTATGGGCAGTAAATAATACCTGTGTCATAGAACTCAGGTCCCTTATATCCAAGGAGTGCGTACTCAATACCGTTTTGACCACCGCCACCAACTGTCTGGCCGAAGTTACCATTGTAGGTAGCTTCTGTACGGGTATCACGGTAAACATTGAAGCGACCACCGATAGAACCGACCTTGCCGATACCTACTGGCTGAGTATTGACGTCACCAGCAACTGGGACCCACTGGAACTCAGGAAGCATCTCAAGGATAGCACATACACGAGGAGTAGCAACGATGAAGTTAGCAGCACCACGACGGTTACGTACAGCAATGCGGTTAGCTTCAACGATCAAACGCTGATAGAAGTCACGGTTACGCTCAACGAGCCAGCGACCATCTGCAGAAGCAGGTGACCAGACCGAGAAACCTGGACCATAGCCAGCACCAAGTGCAGCTTGGATCATGCGCATGAGCATCTCACGATCGATTTCAGCTTGGATCTCGTAGCTCATTGCATTAGTGATCTCAGCGTCAATATCGATACCGTTCATGTTCTTAAGGTCTTGCTCAAGCTCAACGGACCAACGAGCACCAAGGCGGCGTGTACCGGCCTCAACTGCTGTCTTTTCGAACTTAACTTCAACCTGCGGGATGTTACCAGTAATCTCAAAAGCAGAGAGAATCTGTGCAACACCTTGGTCGTTACCGTTGAAATCCCAGTAACCAGTAGCACCTGAAAGCTGGTTGTCACCGGATGCACCAGTGAAACGAGTATCAAGAAGCTGATAACCAAGTTCTGCGTCAGGAAGGCTAGCTGAACCATTATATGGGACACCATCTCCTGAAGATGGAGTTGACTTACCATCGACACCAGTACCAAGTGAATCAGACTGGTAAGCATAGCGAAGAGCAAATGCAAGACCAACTGGACCACTCATGGGCTGAACACCAACGATATCGTTAGTAATGAGCTCAGGGAATGTACGACGGATCATCGGGATGAGCACCTTAGGAAGGCGTGCATCGTTCGGTGCGTAAGTATCACCGGATCCAATTTGCGAAGCTGGGTTGAACTGAACGCCACCTTGTGCAGCACCACCAAGGGCACCGCCACCAGCGGAGTTAGACTCTTCCAAGCACCATTTCTCTTGGTTCTCCATGAGAACAGCCGTGTTTAAACGGGTGTGAGCATCGTCGATTGCCTTAACGGAATCGGATGTATAATCAAGCACTGGGGCCCACTTTTCCAAGAGGGCATTAGCGCGATCTTTATCAATAAATGATTGTGGTTTATTCATAATTTTAATTTAATATATTTTTGTTTATAATGGGTAACCCCAAGTGACTCAGGCACCGAATGCCTCAATGTTTATGAATCAAACTAAATTACTTCATCAAGTCCAACCCTTCAAGATAAGGGTTTGCTGGTACTGATGGTTTAGCTTTCTCCTCAACAACTGTTTTTGGAGCATCAGCCTTCACAGTGCGATTGCTGATTGCTTCCTCACGAATAACTTCAAGTTGCTCTTTTTCCTTACGGTCAAAGAGACGTGCAGTGTATTCGAAATTCTCTTCGATAAATCTTGGAGACTTATCTGATAAAACTTTCTTAAGATAAGCAGACTTCTTACCACTAAACTTAGCACAACGATTCTCAAGGAATGCAGCAGACTTAGCCTGATTATAATTCTCATTAAGGGTTTCGTTAGTTTTCTTAAGTTCAGCAATTTCAGCTTTAAGCTCGTCCATTTCATTCTTACCGTCAACGATTGCGGATTTAACTGACTCAGCCATAAGCGAAGAGTCAACTGCAAGAGTTGATCGAAGATTGTTAAGGACGGTCAGAGCCGTGTTATTACGAGTTGCTTCTTCAATTGAAGTCATTGGAACTGCTTCGTCAATGTATTCTTCAATATAATTGGAAATAGACTCAACAAGCGACTCTTTAAATGTAGAAGCACTTTCATTAAGTTCTGTTTCATATTTTTTAATAACGTTGCCTAGCTTTGAGGCATTGTTCTTATCTACAGCTTCGACAATCTGTTGCATCTTAACTGTATGATCTTTATCAATTTGATTGATAAGAGCTTCAAGTTTTTCTGCATAAAGTTCATCTTGGCCCGCCAGTGCAGCTTCAACAGAAAGCTCAACTTTCTCCTTAAGTGCAGTCTCGATTGTCTCTACTGATTCTTCAGTAAGGACCTCTTGTAGTTCTGTTGGTAGTAATTCTTTATTCATAATTAAAAGAGTGGTTTTTCTGCTGCTTGACGAATTCGTGATTCGATCTTGTCTTGAACAGCTGACTGTAAATATTTATTAGCGACTGCGTAGTTTTCGCCAGAAATAGCATCAATAAACTTAATTATTTTGTCTTTCGTAGATGTTTCTTTAGTTTCTTTAGACATATTGTTATTTATTCAGGTTAAAATGTTAATCAAATCTTATTAATAAAGGTCATAATGCGCTCAAGAAGATATTTCTCAACTTCTCTCTTTGGAAGCTTAGCAATACTCTTTTCAAATTTATCATAAATTTCTTCATACTTACCATCTTCAGCAAGTACCCACTGCTTAGATTCTAAGATACCATTAACAAAAGCTTTCGGGTATGACGGATCAGCAACGCAATCTATAGCAACTAGCTT